ATTTAAAAACATGGGAAAAAGTAAAGGAAATAATGGCTCAGAGCTTCATAGATTAAAACCTATGCAGGAATATGATGAAGCTACATTCAACAGACTTTATAAAGTCTGTAAGCCAGTAATCAGAAATCTTACCCGTCAGATTGATTATAAACGGTTTAATCTTACACCGGATATTATCCAATCTTATTTCTGGGATAAGATGTTATTTGTTTTCAACAAATACTATGGTGAATGTACTGAAGAACATCTTAAAGCAAGAATCCTTGCATCACTTAGTACATTCAAAAACAAATTGCTTCGTTCTGCATACGGAGAACAAGCAGAGTATAATCAAAGCCTCTTTAAACTTGATGACTTATTCGACAATGACAAAGAATTAGAGGATGATACCGAAGAAGAGAAAGCTAAATCAGAAATGCTTGATATGATGTATACTTATATGAAGGATAAGCTTTCTCCAGATGCCTATCTTTTGTTTGAGGTATTAATTACTCCTCCCCCTTTTATCAAGGAAAGGCTTGAAAATAGTACTCGAATAACTAATATAATGCTTATAGAGTTTTTCGAAATGCCTAAGACTAATGATTCTATGAGATATATCTCAGAACTTAGACAAGATATCCAATACTGGGAAGATAGAGCTAAGGAAGAACTTAAGTATTAACACAAAAGAAAAGGGACGTTTCCCAACGTCCCTCTCCCAATTAATTTTTACTACGCAAAACACAGATTGTAAACAAATGTTTACTCTTAAACAATACAAATAATACACATGAGTTTTAATACTACTAAATAACTAATAACAACTTTATGATGATATTTTTTGGATATATCGTAATGTAATAGTCGGTGGCAATTTCTCAATATCCAAAGTTTCTACCGAAGTTTCTTGTAAGAAAGATTCCCCTAATAGGTTCCAGCTTACTACGATAGCACCATCTTGAATACCCTTGGTAGGAGTTCCTCTACCGAAATCTCCATTCAACCCTGTCTCCCTATTAAAGAAAGATTGAGGACGAACGTTCTCCCAGTTGTTAGCATTATCCTGCTTACCTTTAGATACACCAAGAGCATGTCTATGCTTAGGAAGGTCATCACCTTTAATAGAGATTAAGAAATTACCCTTAGTTGGTGTATAGTAATCTCCAACATTCTGTAACATTACTTTATCCCCAATTTGAACACCTCCAGCTTGGTAACCAATAACTATTCTACCAGCTGCCTTAGTATATTCTGCCCAACCATCGGGTATTACATCGGTTTCCCAAAGAATAATAGAACCGATTGGTAAGTTAGCAGTACTCAGAGATTCAGAGAATTCTTTTCTGATAGCCTCAATTTGACTATCAATGTATTGCTTGATATTTAACTTAGTACCCGATTCATCTACTACTGGAAAGCCTGAATTTATCTGTTCTACTCTTTTCACTGATTCCCTCATCATACTCTGAGCAGCAGTAGTATAAGGGATTTCTTGAAACTTACCTTGATAGGGTACGATAGCAAAGTTCTCATTTCGTTTGGTCAGGGCATCAGTACCCTTACCATATACTCCGATAAGAACAACGGAAGTTTTATTATTAGAGTAATAAGGGCAAGCACTCTCTACCATCTCTAGAAGATTGCTATAGGTCATATCGTAATTAGAATATACATCATTATTAATGATATCCGGTGTACGATTCTCTTCGGCAATCGGATAATAAATATCCAGAGACTTTTTAAACAAGGTGTAGAAGCTTTCGGAGGATTCATTCCAATAAGCTACAAAGTCTACTGGGTTATCTACAGGTTCGGAGATAGTAGTGTGTACTGCAAAGAGTAATACTTCTTCTGTTGAACCTTGGGTACCTTGGATATTCTCAATGGTAAGGGTTTGTTCATCAGATATAAATACATACCCATCCCTTGAAATACACCCAAAGTTTACATCTGGCAATTCCCCATCTTCTGAAGCCTTTGCCATATACCTTGCCATAATCCTATCCTTGATTACATTGGCATACTTACTTCCAGCAACTCCCTGAGGAGATACCACTAACTTGTTACCATTTATGGTAGCTGAGCCAAATCCACAGAATGGTCCTAAACCAGAAGGAGCAGCAATTGCCTCTGCTGCTTCCTTTGATTTAATAATACCTTCATACTTAAAGTACGTCTTCATTGTCCTTAGTATTTTTAAATTGATTTTTCTGTTCTGACATATCTTTAAATGCTTCACCTACATCCTTGAACTTGAGGGTTAACAATTTAAAGAGTATTCTCCATATACTGTACCGTTTCTTAATACCATGTATTTCACAGATGTGTCCATATATACTATCTACTTCGAAACAGTAGCCTATTACCATAATCGTTATTGATACCACTATTGGGTTCATCCCATAGGGTTCCCCAATAGCTTTACCAAGTACAGCACCAAGTAGAACATAACAGATATAATCTACTATTTTGTTTAGAGTTCTTCTTCCAGCTCTAGATTTTCGAATTTCGATTTTCTGTAACCTACTTGCCGATAACCCAAACCATAAATCTGATAGGATTAGAATTATTGCAAGAATTATCATCCATCTCAAATCATACAAGATTTGTGTACACTCTCCCAATATACCCACAGTGAATGTCTTGAATAAAGACTGAGTTGTGGTCTCTGTTATTCTATCGATTGTTGAATTTATCATTGTTCTACTATTTGCCAAGATTGATTACTGTAAGTTGTAATGGTAAATGTTTTCTCTGAGAGGTCATCATGTTCCCATTCTAACTTTTGAGGACTAACACTTAAAAGGTCTGCATCTACTACGGTGAACTTAGTTCTCTTCGAAGTATCTACCACTGATTCGAATATATACTCTCCAGCTTGTGCAGTTACAAATTCATAACCAGCACCACCTGCGTCATAAGTAGTTACTTTACCAACTTCCCTTATTCGACTATCGAAGTCTGGTTTATTAGAAGTACACTTGATTAAAGTAGATACCTGTTTAACATTCCCCTTTAATTCTGCATAAGGGGGAGTACAAGAAATCTCGATGATTGTAGGATAATCTTCCAATATTACTTGGCATCTTAAAGAAGAACCATCATCCGCTACAAAGGTATAAGTCCCAGCCTTGGTAAGAGTAATCTCTTCATCAAGGTTATAGGTTTCCCCGTTCTCATCACAGGTAGCAGTACCACTTACATTGACCCCATTTTTCATTTCCTCAAGATGGAACTTACAAGCAGACTTTTCATCCAGTAATTGGTATACTGCATAAGTATCATCTATCTGGTCTTCTGGTAATGCCCAGTTGGGTTCTTTCCAATGACTGTCTGTAGCATCCGAAGGTACTATCTTTAATTTATTCTGATATACTACTGGAGAATTATTAACTACCAAAGTAGTCTTAGCAGTAGGGTAAGCTACAGACTGGAAGGTATAAGTCCCTGCCCTATTTGCAGTATATACATAACCATTCTGAGCATTAAAGGTTTCCCCAGTTTCAATTACCCTTACTCTGTAATCATCCCCATTACCAGAAATACGTTGTATCTTTACTGTAGCTTTTGCAGAGCCATTGAATAATGTGACTGTTGGTGGGCTAACAGTAATTCTATATACTGCAGTCTTACCAGATACTACTTCGAATATACCTACACCTTCATCGGTTTCCCTTTTATCCAGTGTACATTTAAACTTATAAGTACCATAACCATTAGCAGTAAACTTATCACCGTTCTTAAACAACTTGGTATCACCGATTAACCTACAGTATAGTTCACCAGTAAATGATTCTGGGTAATTCGATTCGATGGTAAGAGTGGTAGTAGCATCCTTGATACTTTGCTTATCCCCAACTCTAAATTCAGAAGGTGTACATCTTACCTTATATGTAATCTCTTCTCGAGTTACAACAAATGAAGTTTGCTTTACTGGGAACTCTACAATCTCAAAGATGTAGGTACCAGGCTCTGAAAATTCCCAAGTTGAGCCAGAGACTTTCACTATATCAGTACCGGATAATCGTACATTACAGGTTTTCACGGTACCCTTATAGGATACGTTTGCCCTTACTACTGTACTTACTTTTAGGTTAGTAGGAGTTATCTTTCCAGTAATAGGGTCACAAGTAATAGAATATACTCGATTATAAGATTCTTGATTAACCGTGATTTGAGTTACCTTAGTAGGGTCTCTCACACTTCTAAAATAATAAGTACCTGCTCTGGGTATATTAAAAATGGAACCACTTTCGTGTTTAGTGTAACCCCAATTTATATTATCACTGGATATCTGATATCTTAGGTCGGCATTTATCCAATCTGAAGTTACAGTTACCTTTACCGGTACTTCATATACCTCTGAAGTAATAAGATTGGGTTGGTCCGGATTTACTAACTCAGCTTTAATTGTATACCCATCATTTACGGTAAACCCATATTGAATATCGAAAGATACATGATAGGGTATGAATCTTTTAAAGAAAGCCTCTACGGCTTCTCTAAATTTTCTGAAAGCTGCCGAGTTCGAAGTATATCCATGACCTGTAAGTCTAAAGGTTACCGGTATACATTGAGAACAATCGAAAGTATTATCATAGGTATACTTATCGTCATAATGGTAATACTGGTCAAAGTGCGGATTACCTTTTACCCAACCATCATAACTATCAGCCTTTGCAGGGTCAGTTACTACGCAGGTTAACCCATACAGCCTCATCATTATTTCGAAGAACTCAGAGGTACCTCTTATTTTAAAAAGAGATATCGAATACTTCAGGATGTTTCTTACTTGAGTACTGGTTAAAGTAAAGGGTCCCTCCTTTGGTATTATCCAAAGCTTAGATAACTCTTGGAGTTTAGCATCGGAGTAGAACCCATTAAAGTACTCTGCCCATTTCTGTGCATCTATAGTGTTCCCATAAGCAAAGGGCATTTCTCCGAGGAATTGCCAAAGGAAATTGAGATACATATCCGGAGCCTTATCTATATCAATAATGTCTAAGATATTCTCAATATCCTTTGTAATGTAATCTTCAAAATGCTCTCCACAAATTTCTAGAAACCTCTCTAAGATGCCTTTGCCATTTACCTTATAGGTATCTTGAGCTTTATACTCGAATGGCAAAAAGTCGATTAGATTTTTGAGGTTTATCATTATACAATTTCTTTTACGGTTAAAGTCAATTGTGAAGCGTTTTCAAATACTGGTAAATTAAAACCGGGGTCTTCATAGTCATGGTTAGGTTCTGATACCGTAATAGAATATCTGTAACCAGACTGATAGCTGTTGTTCTGAATGTCCAAAGAGAAATCAAAACCATTAGCTTTATCGATAATCTGGATAGAGCTACCAACTGAGCCAGTAGTTACATAACCATTTGATACTGAATGTACTGTAAAGGTAGTTGAGGAATTGAAGGTTATGTAGTAGGTCATAGAACCCTTTGCCTTGTTTAATTTAAACTGGCCCAGGTTTAGTTCCTTATTACCATAAATGGTAGTGGGCCATGGTTTAATATAAAACTTGGTAAGGTGAAGGTAATCTACGGTTGATAAGTTATCTATTAGGGCATATATATCTGATACCCTTACGCTTCCACCTATCTGAGCTTGCTCTGGAGAATAGGCATTGTATAATGCTGTAAGAATTTGAGTTTGTATCTCTGCAGTCTTATAAGACTTCTTACCGGTAACATCCATCTCTAGAATAATCTGAACCTTGCCTGCAGATTTAACCTTCAACCAAGTAGTCATAGGAGCCCTTTGAGATAATAGGTTGTATACCCTATTTATTAATTCGGAAGAAGCAACAGCTCCACCATCTGGGCTAATATATATAGTAAGCTTTCTACCGCATTCATAATCGGCTTTAGCTTTGTTTACCCCATCAACTAACATAGCTAAACTTTCGAAATCCTCTTTGGTAATTGCTACTCCCAAAGTCTTTACACTCAAAGGTATGTGTTCCTTGAGCATGGTAAAGTTTTCGTAGTTTGAACCGCCTCCAGCATCATAAGCATTACTTACAGTAGCATCCGTAATTGAGGAAGATATTACTGAAGGTACCGATGTAATGGTATTACTCTTTACATTACCCTGAGTACCATTGGTTAAATAGAATACTACATTGGTTATCTTTGCACCTGCAGCGGGTTTCTTACCAAAGGTACCATCTCCAAACATTATATAGGGGCTTAGAGATTCATCTACCGAAACCATGAAATGTTTATCGGTAGGTTTAGACTTTGCAAAGGTATCTACTAATACCCATGTTTCCCCACCTATCTGTAATGACATAGAGCCTTGTTCGTAATACTTACCATTTGGTAATGTACCAAGATTAAGTATAACCCTATCACCGGTGGGTATTACCATATTATTAAGAGCACTTGCAGTATACCTTTCATGTTGTATGAGGGGTACCTTACAAGTAGTTACATTCGAATGCCAAATTACATCTCTAGCAGATAACCAAAAATTACCACTGGAATCTGTAAACAGAGTACCCTGAGGTATAGTTAATTTAGCACCAATAGAATTACCCGTAATGCTTCTGGATAAGATTACATCTACGGTAGCTGCAATCGCTGCCCGAGCATGGTAATCTACCAATGCCCCATGTTTAACTACCGAATCATACCTCCTTGCAGTAGATAGGAAAGTTTCCCTTGCCATGTTATCTACGTAGTAATGAAGTACTTCGGCAATTGCCGCAAACAATGAGAGGATAATAATTAAGATATTCCCCTCCGAATAATCCGTTATGAGTTTCTGACCTTGAGGGTCTTTGAGTCCCATAAGGGATTCAACCAGCTTGGCCTTAATCTGTTGATAAGACCTCTGGTATGGGTTAAGCCATTTATTTGTGATTCCCATATTATTGTGTATTTAATGAATTATCCGAACTATCATAGGTGATATCGAGGTACTGACTAGAATTTGTTCCATTTACTACATAAGATACTTCTATATGTATTTTTGCATCAACTCTAGTAACTGTGATACTTTGGAAGGTTATTCTCTGTTCCCAAGCACCTATGGCTTGTTTTAAAAACTCTTTAATTATAAAACTTAGGGCTTGTGAGTTTGGCTCCTCAATGCATTGCCATAATTTACTACCAAAGTTTTCCTGTCGAAATCTCTGGCCTATCATGTAATATAATATCGAACTTATATTATCTCTGATAAGTTTGAAATCCCCATTTACTGGGTACCAACCTCTTTCACCCTTTTCATTAGTTGTAAGTTGGATAGGATAAGTTACACCTATACCAACTAAGTCTGTAAAGTAATTCTTTTCCATTAGTGTATGCAGGTTTTATCCTCATAATCGTCTACAACGAATTGTGAGAAAGGTTTAGTTACTTGAGTTACTGTAGGACCTGAAGAACCTGGTCCAGTAGTTACACCTGAGTGTACATGAGAATTGAACATACTGCGAAGTTGTTCTAGTTCTTGGATAGTTTGATTTAGTTTTTCGGTTAATTGAAAAATATTGATTACTCCACCATTTTCTCCAGTATTAAGTATCACTGAATCGCCAGAAGATACACTTATATCTCCCTCGGCATTTATTACTATCTCTTTCTCCGAACGAACATTTACAGGCCCATTGAAATGTAAATTGAGCTCTCCGTTATCATCATCTATAACTATTAGATTTCCTTCAGGAGTAATTATCCCCATTTTATTGGGGCCATCCAAAGGTTGAGGTATTTGGCTCATTCCCCAACCATGGTATTCCCAGAGTGGTTTAGTTGGATCTCCAAATTCAAAAGTAACAAATACCGTATCTCCCACTTTAGGAGCTAAGAATTTAAAACCTGAACTAATTGAACCATGTTGTCCTTTAGGATATGCCCAAGCAAATACTCCCCCCATTACCTCTGGAACACATACCTTTACTCTATTCATATGTTTCTCTACATCGTCATTATCAATAACAATGCCTCGATAAACAGAGTAATACCGACCAAGACCCTCTAAGCCTTCGTCGGTTATTATCTTTGCTGTTTCGTAACTCATACCCTTATTTTTCTACATAGATTTGACTTGCAACTCGCTTATGCCTTTTAGCTATGTCTCGGTATACTCGATGAGCTATGGCCATATAATTAAACTTAACTCTATAATCTTCAGGCACTTGGATTTGTTTAACTGATATCTCACCAGGAATTAACTTACCCTTAGAGGTAACTGTATTACCTGTAGATAATACTATACCCTCTGCTAAGGCTTGAGGATTATTTGCATTTACTTCAGTATAATAAGCCTTCTTTCGAATAAACTCAGCTTGACCCTTGATATCAATTATGTCCCCCTTATCATTCAAGAAATGCTCCCTGTAATATACCTTCTCATTATAAGTAAAGTTAAGATTAAGATTCTGAGAAGTACTTAGGGCTTTTTTATCTTGCCCCTTTTCAGTTTTAGCATTAGCTTTAGCATCATTAGCTACGATGTTTTGAGTAGATAAATCAGTTTTAGAAGTTACAGAGCCAGACTTGGAATTGTTCTTTACTAAGTCCATATTAGTTATATACCCTTGACCGGCATCCATAGAATGAGTACACTGTTTTATATACCAAAGCCCTGACCAACATTTCCCTACATTATCTATTCGGATTATTTGAGAAGTTGCTAGCATAGGTCTACCTACTACCTGAAGTTGACATACTAACTTTTTCTCAGTTTGCTTTAAACCACCATTGGCATTAGCATTAGCTGCCCAAGCATACTTATCGGCACCACCATATCTACTGAATAGGTTATGGTAGAGTTTATAAATCGGAACTTTAAGGTTTACCCTTTTCATATGTCTTACCTTAACCCTCTTACCATATTGATTTTGACCATAACCCTTAGTAGTATCAACTTCCATATCGGATAATACTTCAGTATAGGGGTCTTTCTTTAAAGCTTCGAAACCTCTCTCTGAAGCAGGTAATATTCCAGCTTGAAAATTGATACCAGAAGCTATACCCGCTCCTGCTTGTTTAGAGGTATAACCCTCTGGGTCATAATCTAAGGGGTCTACATACTCTTCTGCCATAAATTCCATACCATCTTCATCTTCGAAAAGATACATTTCGCATTCTAATAGCTTCTTAAGATTAGCTTCTAACTCTTTACCATTCTTAGAGTTTCTTAGCACTTGCTTAATGGCATTCTTCTTATCCTCAGGTAACTCGCTGACTGCTTGATTAATGGTAGCTCGTACTTCTTCGGTAGACATTTCATCAAATCTCCTTTGCTTACCTGCTTCATAAGCACCTACTGGACCCACTGCTTCATATTCTTCTACTCTCTTTTTATATTCTGCAGTTTTTTCCATGTTATACTGAAGCTGAGTGTCCCAAGCATCCATTACCCCTGTAGGAGTAGTAGGATGACTTCTATAATCTTCAAACCCATTGCCAGTAATATTAGACACCATAAGGTTATCTACCTGAGCCACAGGAGGTCTTAAAGCTAATGGAGGTTTATCCTCTGGCTCATTTATATTAGTTGATAATACCGATAAATCTTTACTATCTGGGTCTAGAGATGGAGCTAATACTGCTTTAACTCTTTTAGTTATTTCCTGAGTAGCAAAAGATACTCTAAGTACTTCCCCATTCTCTCCTTGATATGTATAAGTACATACCGGTTCTTCATGGAATTTCCGATTATGTATATAGATAACACCATCCCTTGAATCCACATACCATGGCCCATTAGTATACCCTTTCATCTTCTGTTCTAATTGAACTAAGACGTTCTTGCCCACTAATCCAAAGTCACTATCAATTAAAGCTTTCAAGTCTTCTGGCATAGCTACTTCTGCTACTCCACTGTATTTGTTAGCATAGAGTACTTTACCAGTAGTAGTACTGGTATTCTCTGTGGGTACTTGTAGTGACTCGTATACTTTATTACTTATTATCTGTTGTTCCATTACTGAAATATTTCTATGATTACACCAGTAGCATTCCCACAGCCATTGTCTAAATAGGTAGATAATTTATAGCCTTCCATATCCGAATGAACATAAGCAGGTTGATATCTTAAATCTCCCGAAGAATCAATGCACTTAATAGTTACATGAGTACCTGTAGAATCAAATACTGCCTCGAACTCCCTTACTTTAATTATTTTTATGGGTCCCGATATAAATTGGCCATCAGGGTATATATATCCCCATTGAAGACAAATGTTTTGGTTCTCTTGAATCTCGGCAATATCTACAGTATCAGGATTACCCGTATCGAAAGTAATGGTAGCCAAGTTTTCTTTTTCTTCATCATATCTATAACTCCAGGTACTTATATACGCTCCAATGGGTATACCTGTAATGGGATTCATTATAGGCATACCTCCAAAATTGAAAAGGGCCAAATATGGTTGGCCCATTCCCTTATACAATATAGGTTTCTGTTTAGCTGCCATAAGTCGGTATTCTTATTAGGGTTCCCATTTCTAATTCCTTAAAAGGATTCAGTATCTTATTAGCTTCAGCTATAATGTACCACTTACCAGAATCACCATAATACCTGAAAGCAATGTTTTGCAGAGTTTCCCCATCTTTAACGGTATGTTGAATATCGTTAGAGGATTCCGGTACTACTGGAGGTTTAGCTTCTAAGGAATAATCCCCATCGTTATACTTCAGAGCATAGGCATTATTATATGGGCTAGCTCCCTTTATATATTGGTTAACATCAATCATATTTAATACCTCCTGTCTTTTTAAGTGAATCGGAATTTATAAAATCTCCATAGGATAAATTATATGCACTTACTCTCTTGAAAATCAATTCTTGAGTTGCTGCTGCAGGCAATAACCTACCATTACCAAAAGTAGCTGGCTTTCCGGGTATCCTTATTCGATAACCGTTCTGAAAGTTCTTCAGAGTATAAGTTGCTGAGGTAAGGATATAATTGTGGTTATCGAATATACCAGAATCCCCCCACTCAATCTTAACAATCGGAGGAGCAGCCTGGTAACCATTAGATTTAGACCATGCCTCTAATAACCTACATTTATTGATTACCTCTTCTGGATTTTCTGGGTCATTACAGTACCAAGACACATTGAATTGAATAATGTCTTCAGCTCCAGTAAAGTGATACATTGGTACATTGCGACCCATTGATTTAATGGTGGCCCATGTGGTTTCTCCTCTAAAATCTATTTCTGGAGGTCTATTCTGTAAGGTAATGTATTGAGTGGGGTTAACAGTCATGTTATATATCCTTACTTCATTCTGATATATAACCTCTGCTTTAGCCTCGAAGTTTCTGTAATTAGTAGTATTCTTATTCCCCTTTGCTGGGTCTACTCCTTCACCTTCTTCTAACCTTGGGAATTGTAATTCCATTCTCCATTTAGCCTGGAGTTGTTTGTTTAGAATAGGGTTCTTAGACGATCTTTGAGCTTCTCCGATTACCCCATTTGGAGTATAGGGTTTACCCTTTGGAGCATCATCTTTCGGGAGAGGTGAAGTAACTCGGTTAAGTAATATCCGAGCTCTCCATAGCTTATTTAAGGGACCAGTAAGAACACCTGCCGTATCTCTTGTAGGGTCATTGTATTTTTCAACAACCCTACCTGCTGCTTTATTTAATACTCTAGCCATAGTGTTTTAGTTTTATATTCCCATTACAAATGCAGCTCCAGTAAAATCTTGTTGAGAACCTGGAGCATAATCACCAACTGCTTGACCATCTACCGAGATATTGATACGAGAATCTCTCATGCCTTCCTTGATAGCTAATCTAACAGCGTTAATAAATTTCTCTTCATTCTGGGCTCTAATGGTAGTTGGGTCTTCTTTCTCTTTATTCTGAGCTTCAGTATTCCTATCTACTGAATTACTAAGGTAACTAATACCCTCAATTAATAAAGGAAGACCTACGGTAATTGCTAATCCCCAGGATCCACCGAGTAATCCCATAAGTCTACCACCTATAGATGTTAAACCTTTTATAGCACCTTGCTTAACTACTTGACTACCTACTTGAGCTCCTGCACCAGCTAAAGCCCCATCAGCTAAATTACCGGCCATGGAAGTTGCTAATGGTACTCCAGGATTTGGTGTCTTAACATATCTTCCGAGTGTAGTGTTATAAAATCTACCAGCAGAATTCATACCGATACCGCTTGACATCATTTGGAGTTGAACCATGGTTCTCATAAGGTTAACCATCCTTACCAGGTGTGCTTCCATAATGGCAAACTGAGTATTAGTTTTTATTGCTGCAGCAGACATACCTTCAGTAGAAGCAGTAGCAATAGTCTGTAAATACCCAACAGACCTAATAATACCTCTTACAGTATTAAATCCTGCAACAATAGTACCTACTACTACTGCAGTAGCTCCTACCCTAAGACCAAAACCTCCAACCCAAGTTTCTGAGATAGAATTAATTACTTTGATTATAGAGTTACCCACCTTTAGTACTGGGGTAAAGATTCTACCCAAAGCTGCACCTGCGGTAACTGTTAAGTTCTCTAAACTTGATTCGAATTGGTCGATTACACCTGCATCGGTTTTAAGACGTTCTTCATTGAGTCGATTTACTACCCCCCTGTTTTGGTCATAAGTTGCAAGTATCTTACCCATCTTATCTCTACCAGAAGCAATATCCCTAAGTACTGGGAGCATACCACGATTACCTCGAACCCCAAAGATATTGAAGAAGGTTGGGGTTTCGATTCGTGAAGGTAAATCTACTGCTGCCTTAGCAAACTTCTGATAGATAGTGTAAAGGTCTATAAGGTTACCTTGAGCATCGAAGAATTCATCGGGACTTAAGCCCAGGTCTGCTAAAGCGTTATAGCCTTTCTTTTTTTGATTAACAAGAGAGAGTTGTAAGTAACGAATCATATTAGCCAGTGAGGTACCTGCCATAGAACCCTGTATACCCATATCACCCAATACACCAATAGCAGCAGCCGTTTGCCGAAGGTCTACTCCAGCAGTTGCCATATCTGCTCCTGCATAGGATATGGACTGGGCTAAGTCTGTTAAAGATATGTTTGCATTAGTAACTGCAGTATATAAATCATCGGTTACTCTAGCGGCTTCTCCCATTGGGATTTGGTACATTGACATGATATTAGTCATCAAGTCAGCTACACCACCTTTCTGTCCCACTGGCATTGTAAAGATTGAAGCCAGCTTGGATACTGGCCCAATCATTTCTTTAATAGCATCGAATTTATTACCCGCCATAGCCAGGTATCTTTGTCCTGATGCAACATCCGAAGCAGTAATAGGAGTTATCTCATTGACATCTTTTGCCAATTGTAACATTTCTCTTTGTTCTGCAATGGTAGCACCAGCAATTTTCGAAGCAGTCCAAACTTCATTCTGAACACCCGCAGAGTATTTATAGGCCCTTGCCATTCCCCCTACGAGCTGCATTCCGAAGTCCATTGTATTAGAAGCTGACATCTGTATACCCCTATTCCAGGTATTCATATCATTCATCATTGTTCTGAATGACCCAGATATCTTGCCAGCTTCTTGAGAGAATCGGTCTTTTAAAACCAGGGCAACACCGACCTCTACTATACTCCTACTGGTATTCATAATTTATTTTCTTTTCTTTAATTGTTTATAATATTGCTCGGCCATTTCCTTGAATATTTTCCTAATTCGGTACGGAAGACGTAAAAAGCCGAAATAGTCTAAGGCTATCTCGGCTCTGGTGATATAAACAAAATCACTCTCTAACATTACTCTTCCGTCAGGTAGAAAAAATTCGGTGCCCAAACTATAGGATAAGTTCTTTCCTCTCCAGTGGTTGGATTAGTGATGTGAGACTCACCTTTGAAAATGGGGTCCATAGATAAGATATACTTTCTCATCTCAGCCATATCCTTTGCAGTAAATGGGGTAAAGTTTTCTACCTTTTCCCAACTACCATCAACCTCTAAGTAAAGGTTCCGACAAAGAAGAGGAGCATTCTTAGTTTGCTTATCCAAGGGCAACTTCATGAAATCTTGTTCCCCCTTACCCGTCATACAATCGAATTTAATCTTCTTGCCTGATGAAAGAGTATATTCATGGTTTATCAATCTAACCCCTTCTGGATAGTAAGGAATAGCATCGGGCTTTTGATTCAAATCATCCTCAGTTGGAGCAGTACCGTAATCGAAAAGGAACTCATGAAGGTCTTGGCCATAAGTAACTTTACCTCCATTCTCTTTGCCCCAATCATATTCAAATTCTACCTCATCCCCCAAAGAGAAGATACGAGAATTGAAGATAATAGCATAGCGGTCATTGACCGGTAAGTTAAGGGCATCATCTATGGTTAATTTCCCATTGGGTGTAGCCGTAGTTCTAATTACAATTGCTGCAATGAACTTGGTAAGGTTCATCAAAGTCTTCATGTCTGAAAGGTTACTGAGAATATCCTCATCAGCACCATTCTGTTCTCTGATTTCATATTCGAAACCAGAAGGTCCGGTAAATCTAAATGTTCTAAATTCCATAATTTGATATATTTAATGTTTACAAATGTTCATAGTACTCCGTATAACAACAAGAAAGGGGTGAGCTCCTATCACAGGAATCCCACCCCTCCACCGAATCTTAATGAAAATAGACTAAGGAATTAGTATTTATCTGCAGTACCAACTGAGAACTCTATGGACTCAATGGTATTCTCTGAAGCCATTCTGTCCAAGTCTAAGCCGGTAATCTTACATGGCCATACCTCTTCGAAGACATGGGTATTAAGAACTGAGACTCCATCTTCGGCAAGTTCGTTTACAATTGACGTTTCCCAGTATTCGCTTGGTACTAAACCACCACCAACTATGTGGTCCTGGCAAGAGTATAGCCAATCATGAAGCCATGTATCGGAACCTGCAGTAGTCATAAGTTTCTCTACGATAAGATTACCTATAGTAACCCTACCTGCAGTTTTAACGTCTCTATTGACGTCCCCATGAGCAACCTGGTCAATCTCAATATCCGGCAAAGTACAACTTTGAAACAGATAAGTATTGATAGGGTGTTTGGGGAACATGATGCTCCACAAGAATTTCTTCCGTGGGTTTTTTACTTTTGCTCCCATCGTTATATGTTTATAGGTTATTACTTGTTTCTACGATTGATACAGATTTGGATGCCGCATCAATTACAATCTCCATAGTTACTTCTTGCATAGGAACTACATCCTTATACTTAAGAATAGCACGGTACTTACCTTGACGGGCATCTGCCTCGGTATTAATTGAAAGGTCATCCCAAGAAGTTGCATCTTGGTCACCCATCCAGGTATACTCGGTCATAGCATCTTCATCTACCAATGAATCCAGTGTAGGTTTAACCTCCAACCAGATTCTCTTCCAAGTACTCCAAACGTTTGGTTCTTCGATATACTTGTTGAGTACCGGGCGAAGGAACTTCTTCAAGTAGAGATTCAACCTTACGATTGAAAGGAATCTTTCAGAATCCTGTTTCACTTGAGAAGAGAAGCAATGCCATAGCATGGTTTGCTTACCTGCATCTGGAGTATCTTTGATTACCATCTCATTGATATAATTCTGAGCAAGAGTGTTCAGTTCGTTATATCGAGAAGGAGAACCATAGTTGGGGCATACTGGACCAACTGCATCTCCAATAACCCCTCGGTTCATACCAGCAAAGGATTTCCAAGGACCATATTGAGTAGCAGAGGCATCTCCCAAACCAACAATAGTACCCACTACATCGGAATCCTGAAGATTACCGTTTTCGTTGTAGTACTTAAGTCCACCACCAAAGTAGGCAATGTACTTAGAGTTACCTACAGTACCAAGGCAAGTCTGTACCCAAGTTACCTGAGCTTTGTAATCTCTTGCCTGAGTACCTTGAGTATAATGGGTTAAATGTTTGGGAACTTCGATATACAGTACCCATTCCATCAATTCCTTTGCCATATCTGCAGCAGCCTTATATACCTTGAGTACATCTGAATCGGTAGTAAGGTGTTGAGAGATATGTGAAATAAATAATTGGTAGAAGTCGGTGTAATCTTTTACCAAATCCAAGGAAGTAATCCATTCTTCGGCAGTTGGAGTGGAACCTGCACTACCGATAGTACCATTAAACAGTTTCTCTGTTTCGGAGGGTGCAGCATCTCCCACGGTAATAGTGATAGCATTCTTAGTACCATCAATATCATCGGTAAGCCACTTAATTAGGTTTTCAAAAGAGGAACCTGCAGTAATTACCGGCTTAATATATTCCGAGTTCTTAGCAAATGCACTAAGAGCAAGGTAATCTACCGAAGTGTTATTGTTATCATCGGCAGTTTTGTAGGTTATTACTGGTCCCTGTTCAAGTACTTGCCCATTAGCTGAATATATTTTATAATACAAGGTATTAGCTTGCTTATAAAAACCAACCTGGAAAGTATTTGCACTACCAATTGGATCTCCATATCCCTTGGTTACTAATCCAAAACTATAAGTAGTACTACCTGATTTGAAAGTAATCAGAGCAGAGGGTTTAGCCGAGTCGGGCACAGCAGAAGTAACTGAAATTCCATCTTCTGAATCTTTAGCTTTTCTTGCCGCAGCCTGAGAAGCAGTTACTGTACCTTGAGCAGCTCCCTTGCCAAGTACTCGAATAACACGAAGCTTAGAACCACCCTGCAAAGCCTTTTCGATATTTGATACAGAACCATCTGGTACAATTTCAGAACCATAGATTTTTTGGAACTGAGAGAAAGTAGAGATGGTTTCTGATGGGTCATCGTATGGGCCCTTAGTAGTTCTAGCCAATACACAAGAAACTCCTAACAGGGGAGTAGTTTGAAGAACATTGTTGTTCTTAAACTTAAAATCAATGTGAGGTGAAGTTGGCATAATTCTATTGTGATTAAAGTTAATTACTCGTTTAATTTATACCCTAGAGTATTGTACCTATACCTTAGGTACTTTTAACTCTAACATTTCATTTTCGTTTTGTTCTAACAAACCAATGAGAACTGATATATCCTTGATGGGTGTAAGAGTACCTTCTCCCAAAGCTTTTTCTGGAAGAATACCATCTTTACATATGTAAGTATATACCTTCTCAAGTATACCATGTTCTACATCAGGATGGTCATAATAATTACCAATTTCAATGAATAGGTTTCCGGTGGGAGCAAGCCTGCCCTTTTCCCATTCCTCTAAGTCATTGAAGTATGGTCTCACGTATCCTCTAGCAGGTAAGCCGGTATATAAGATTGTATGTAGCAATCTCATATCTGCTTGTGTTTGAGAAACCAGATGTACATCTATGGTAATATCCTTAGTTTCATAAGGAAACTCTGAAGCTTGGTAATTGCCATCCTCAAGTTTATCACCAATAATGTATTTATTCACACCAATATCTCCAGCATAATAACCCTGTAGTTCTATGGTTATTCTTGGGAGAGTCTTTGGGCCTTTTACTTGATTATTCCCTATACCAAAAAGTGGTATAAACTTCTTCATACCTTTGATTGCCTCTTGAAATCTTTTTTCGTTTTCTTGAGACAAAGGTAAGAAGTCTTCTGGGTTTAAGGTAAGACCCATTTCTAACATTGTACTAAGTAGAGAGATATAAAAAGTTCTTTCTACTATTTCTTCTGAGTTTACCATTAAAGTCCTAATCTAATATTTAATTGAACACTTTGATTGCCATTGTCATTAATATACCCATTATAAGTTACCTGAATACCTCCGAAACCACTCATTATGGTTTGTAAATGACCAACACAATTTAATTCACTAACCCATTGAGTAGCAATATTTGAAGGATAATCGGTAAGCCATACTTTAAAGGGTATTGGTTCTGAACCAATACCTCCAGGTAATTGACCCTCTATTGTCTTACTTATATCGGTTATCTTAAATTGTTTTACAAATTTAGCAACTTGAGTACCGTTGATAAGGTAATACTGATAACCCTTTACATTACTAATCTGAGCAGTACTAGTATTTTGACCAAAGTTTGGGAATGGTATATTCGGAGTTGGTTCAAAGCCATACTTAGTAGTTCTAATACCTGGAGATTGAGTTATATTTAAAACTATCTCTGAGTTAGGTTCTTGCTGTGAGATAATCTTAACCGTAGTAGTTCTTTCTAATGGGTCATAGTTACTTGGGTTGTGATCTTGATTAGTAGATTTAGTTTTGATAATAAGCTTACCTGTAGCATTAGCTTCCCCAATTTCTTGGGTTACCTCTAACCAATCGGATGAGCTTTCTAATTTCCAATCTACAGTACGGTATTCATCTTGAGGCTCATTATTTATAAACTTCTGTTGGTAACTGTATACATCTATTTCTAGGGTCTCACCCCTTTTAGTACCATCGAAAGTATGGGAAGTAGTTTCTGGAGTAATACTAAAATAAGTTCCCCAGGTCTCTACTATTTTAGGAGCGGCCTTTTGTACCAGGGTTACTTCCCTTTCTACACCCTGAACTACTACCTTGAGAACCTGCTCTTTTATATTATTCATGTCTTCGTTTACTGCCTTAGGCTTTACCCTAATAGTTGCAGTACCAGTTCCGGATAAGGATGATATTTCGAAATCTGCTGCCATTATATAACCCTCCATATTTCTTTTCTAACTTCATTACGTATTTCCTTTTGTAAGGCAGCTTTTCCACCAGCAGCCTTAAATGCAGGATTCCAAAGAGGACGAGGTGGTAAATTACCATCTCTACTACCATACTCTAACATGATAGCTATCTGATTCAAAGTCTTTCTTGAAGTCTTACCAGTATAGGTAATCTTCTTGATTCCAATTGGCAATCCGACGAAAGTTCTTTTCTTACCTTTTACCAAAGTAACTGAACGAGCATATTGCCCCGTAAGATTTAACATGGTATGGTCCCCATATTTCTTTAGGGTACCAGGAGCATGTGGTGGCCATGATACTCCTGAACCTCTTGGAGGTACACCAGTATTCAAACTTTGTCTTACTATACGAAGAAGTTGATTACCAAACTTTTCTGTACCTTTCGCATAACCCTTAGTTAAGATACTTGGAGTTTTGGCAATCAACCTTTCTGCACGAGCTTGTTCTCGTTTATCTACGTATATTTCTAGAGGGCCAACTGGAGTCGATAGTGTAATATTAACCGACTTACTTGGCATAATTCTTACTGTTGTTTAGGTTTATCCAATCCCAGCTCCTGAGCAATTCTCTGTAACAGAGTCTCTTGAGTGGATATTCGTTGGTCCATGTATTGACGGAACTCCTCAAACCCTGGAGCAGGTTTACTTGGAGCAGAAGGTGATTGGTTAATTGAATTGAGAATGTTATCGCATTCAGAAACAATTGCCTCAAACTTTGGTCGATTGTTAAGTATATTCAAGGCATTATGTTTCTGCATAGTAACCTCATTAATTATATTCACTATATCGGTAGTATAATATACCCCATTATAAATACCTTCATCAGATTGTGATGGCAAGTATATGGTGAGTTGTGATACCGAATCTTGGATTACCAATTCGACACTGTTAACAAAGCCGTCTTTAGCACCAGAGGCCATTGGTTTACTTTCTCCTACCTTTACGATTCTTGCTGTATCAAAAATAGGATAACCAGACCGTCTGTCTTTTTCTAATGTGAAAATCATTTCACCTTTCTGTACCTTTTGGAAAATCAATGTTCTTTCGTCCATAATCATCTTTTATTTATTAAGTTTAAACCAAATGAAACTGCACCTGGATTCCTTTGCATGAAGTCTACCAGGTTTAAGAATTGATAGTATCCAAATTGATTTATGAGTACCTGAGCTTTGTTTGCTACTTCTTGTGCAATCTCTATATTGGGAGCAGGTAGAGCTAATTGTATCTTGAATTCGGTGAGTTGTTCTTGTTCCATAATTCCTTAGTTTAATGAGTTAAAACGAAAAAAGGAGTACACCTAAAACAGATGCACTCCTTTTAATCATCTCGGTATTTTAAATTACTGAGCTGGCGTTGTAGTACCGGTCTTCAAGGCAGCTACCACTTGATTGACGATGTTCTGGTCTCTCTGAGCATCTATCACTCGATTGAGGCGAGCAATCTCGGTGTCTTTGGCAGTGTTCTCGATGAGGCACTTGATTTCCTGTTGGCCATTCTTGAGGTCACAGCAGCAACGTTCCAACTGAAGAGCCAAGTCAGATTTTACTTCTTTAATCAAGCCTTTGGTTTCACAGCAGCAATCCGACTGTTGGTGTTCCATGTGGCAGAGACGATCCATAACACGGTTGAAGCCTGCGCCCATTTGGTCACGAGAATCTCGGATATCCGAATTCGTTTTGTAACCCAAATCGCAAAGACCTCTTTCCGTAGTGAAACGGTTGTTAAGGATTTCCCTACCAACACCGGCAACATCTTTTGCTACTCCACTGATTTCTTGAGTAACCCCATGGGCAGTATCAGAGATATCTTTGTAAATACCCGCCTTTGCTTCCTGAACCGTAGATTCTACTTTCTGAATGTCAGCTTTGGTATCATTGATTTTGTCCCATACGGAAACTGCAGCAGCACCAAAGCCACCACCTACCAATGCACCCCCGACGGCACCCCATCCAGAGCCCCAACCGGAATTCCGGTTATAACAATCATTACAGCCTCTGTCCGCGATTACAACGCCATCGCCAGCACCCTTTACTTCTACTCCCATAATTTTATTGGTTTTAGGAAATTAATAATTAAGTTTTTAGGGTCTCTCATATAATAAATACTGGTGTTGTATATAACCTATGATATACTAAATACATAATCATAGGTTATAGTTGCAGCATTCTGAGTTATATTGACTGTAAGCTCCCAACCATTATCATCATTTTCTGCTTGCCTTAATTTAATGGTACCCGACCTTGTTGATTCTACGGTATTCTCTGTTAAGGTTAAGGTTAACCCATAGTTTCCATTATCACTTGATAACGTTGTGATTGCTACATTTGTAACCCAACTTGGTTTTGAGGTTACAGTTAAAGCTAATGGGTATCTTGTACTTATTTCAAAACCGTTTATTACCTTAGTCTTAAAAGAATAAGCTACATCAACTGTAAAGTTATTACCTCCCAAAGCCGATAATCCAGTTCTAGAAGTAGTTCTAGAACCAGTAGGGGAAGTAAATGCCAAGTAATACTCATAAGATACTGAAGCAGCACTCTGTGTAACTTTAATGGTCTTAGTAGTTGCCCCACTATAGGATGCAGTTACTACACAGCTTCTACTTGAAGTACCCGAGTTCTCTGTAGCAGTAAGTACCGTCTTAGCAGCATTCAAGCTAAAGCCTGTACCACTTGCACTAACCGTAGGTGTAGCACTCTTCGAAGAACCTGCACTGGTTGACCCTGAACTCCAATGGTTAGTAGTAGGTATACTTACACTGGCATAAATATTAACACTACCTCCTGAATTAGAGATAGAGTATGAACTTGCAGATAAGCTTATTACTGGAGTACCATCAGTAGTACTGGTAATTTTATTCTCTGCCTGATATACATCGAGAGTGGTAGATTTCGATTTACCATTCAGAGATACCGTACAAGTAAGAGAGCCTACCCTTGTTCTAGCCTTCGATGTAGTTCCCAAAGAACTTGCACTAACTGCAG